CCTTCGGGCCTCTTTTTTTTTTGTCTATTTATAAATGACAATAAGATTCGCTCTTTAATTTATAAACTGCATATGGCAAGTAAACCTCATACCGACGAAGTTTTCGTCGAAAAAAGAAGACCAAAAAATCCAATTAAGTTTAACGTACAACTGAATGACGAACAGAAAGAAGCAAAGAAGTTAATATTAGAAAATCCAATAACGGTTTTAAAAGGAATGGCAGGAAGTGGTAAAACCCTCGTAGCTACACAAGTAGCTTTAGACCTACTATTTACAAGACGTATAGATAAAATCATTATTACCAGACCTACAGTTGCTAAAGAAGATATTGGATTCTTACCCGGTGATCTTCAAGCTAAAATGGACCCCTGGTTAGCACCTATATACCATAATTTATTTATGCTATATAATGAAGATAAGGTTAAAAAAGAATTAGAAAACGGTAATATAGAAATAGTACCTTTTGCATTTATGAGAGGTAGAACTTTCCTTAACTCTTTTGTTATTGTTGACGAAGCACAGAATGTAACTCATTCTCAAATGGAAACAGTAATAGGTAGATTAGGTAAAAATGCTAAGATGTGTATCTGTGGAGATATGGCTCAAATAGACTTAAGAGATAAGAGAGATACTGGTTTCTCCTTTTTATCTAGATTAGAAGAACAGGTAAAAGGCTTTGTAACTCATTCATTAGCTCAAAATCATAGACATGATATTGTTGCACCTCTATTAGAAGTATATAAGACCTTCAGAGACTAACTACTATTTATAAGTAAAACTAAGCAATGGCAAATGTACAAATATGGAACGGTTCAGCAACCTTTAGTGAAGGGGATACTCCCTTTGGGTTCTATGATACCGATTCTTCTTTTCAGACCGATGCTGTAAAAGTAGCTAAATTTGTGGGGACTAGACTCGGCTACCCGCTTATGGATGTTGAATTACAAGCAGCTCAAATGTTTGCTTGCTTCGAAGAAGCAGTAACTACTTACGGTAACGAAGTCTTTCAATATAAAATTAGAGAAAACTACCTTAACCTAGAAGGAGCTTCTACCGGGAGTCAAATGAATAACCAATTAACTGACCCTACTCTTAACCGTATAGTTCAAATATCAAAGCACTACGGTACTGAAGCAGGAGTTGGTGGTAACGTAACAAAATATACTGGTTCTTTAACTATAAATAAGAATCAACAAACATACGATTTAAATGAATGGGCAGATGATTGTGGTATCACAGGAGGTATAGAAGTACGTAAAGTATTTTATCAAGCTCCTCCTGCTATTATGAGATACTTTGATCCTTATGCTGGTACTGGAACAGGAGTACAGTCACTTATGACTGCTTTTGATTTTGGTAGTTTTAGCCCTGGTGTTAACTTTTTATTAATGCCAACATCTTATGATATACTAAAGACACAAGCAATTGAATTTAATGATCAAATCAGAAAATCAACTTATACTTTTGAAATAGTAAACAATCAATTAAAATTATTCCCGATTCCTGCAGCAACAGGAAGTATGTGGTTTGAATACTATAAAGTAGCTGATAAAGGTAAGATCAATTATAATAACGATGCATCTTTAATAACAAGCATATCAGAAGTACCTTACAGTAACCCTGAATATAGTCAGATTAACAGTGTAGGACGTCAATGGATTTTTAATTACTCTCTAGCACTTGCTAAAGAAGTATTAGGGTATGTAAGAGGTAAGTATCAAACAGTACCTGTACCTGGATCCGAAGCTACTTTAAACCAAGCAGACTTATTAACTGATGCAAGAGCGGAAAAATCAGCGCTTTTAACTCAATTAAGAGAAACTTTAACATCAACTGGTAGAACTGCTCAATTAGAAGCACAAGCTAAAGAAGCAGAAGACGTTCAAAATACTTTGAAATCTATACCAATGACTATATACGTAGGGTAATGAAACTTACAGACATCATATTAGAAATAGAATATAGGACTTATGAAGCCATGGTTCAAATAACCTTTGGTGATGATGGTCCTAGTGGATATGATGATGCATTAAGAGCCCTACCTGGAGTAACAACTTGTACTATTGCATCAGAAAACTCAGATGCTAATAAGGCAACATATAAAATAAAAATAATTAGCCAGAAAGAACCTAATGAGGCTTTCGAAGCTCTTAAGACTAATGCTAAAGCTAAATATAGCAGTATAGTATCAGTTGAGGTTGGCGAACAAACAATAGAAGAGAAGTAATGCTATTTGGATCTAACAGAGACTTTGACTTATTAGTCAATATTAATCGTGAGCTACTAAAAGATATAGTAGAGCAGGAGATATTGTACCATAAACTCAGTCTTGAAGATACAGATGTTAATTTATACGGAGAAGCATTACAAAAGTCTTACTGGAATGCCCTTAAACTTAATTGTTTAATAACTAGAGGAGATCAAGTCATAGATATAGAAGACTTTGGACCTAATTTAGGTAGAGAAGCATCATTTGCTTTCATAAGACAGGATTTAGTAGATTCTGATTTAGTACCTGAAGTAGGAGATATAGTTGAATGGCATAATGACTACTATGAAGTAGATACAGTAAGAGAAAATACACTCTTCTTAGGTAGAGATAAAAATTATAACTTAGCTTCCTATGGAGGAGGCTTTGGATCATCGCTTTCTATTATAGTAGACTGTCATTTGACAAGAGCTGATAGAGTTGGTCTAAAAGAAGTAAGATAGTATGGCAGATAATAAACCTTTACCGAAGTCTCAAGAAGAATTAAGGAGACAGCAAATAAAGACTTATAAGAATCCTGACTCTGGAGTCGAAATAAGCCCTAAAGCTGGTCCTACTGATTTGCAAAACAGAGCTAAGCAAGTAAGTCGAAAGGATGATAATATTAAAAACCTAAATGTAGGTATAAAAGATATTGACGAGGCTATATACCATTACTTTAACGAAGTACTACAACCAACCGTAACTCAGAATGCCAAAGCTATAAAGGTACCACTTGTATATGGTTCACCTGAACGTTGGGCATCGATGCAGAAAGACGGTTATTACCGTGATAAGAATGGTAAAATGCAAGCACCGTTAATAGTATTTAGAAGAGATAGTTTAGAAAAGAATAGACAGTTAGGTAATAAGATGGACGGTAATAATCCTATCAATTATGGTATATACGAAAAGAAGTTTTCTAAGAAAAATATATACGATAGGTTTAGTGTACTGAACAATAGAACTCCTGTAAAAGAATTTTACGCAGTAGCTATACCTGATTATGTAAACATTACATATTCTTGTGTTATTTATACTGATTACGTAGAACAAAATAATAAAATCATAGAAGGAGTAAACTTTGCTTCTGATTCTTATTGGGGTGACCCTGAAAAGTTTAGATTTAGAGCACAGATAGATAACTATACTACATCAGCAGAGATAGTACAGGGTAATGATAGAATAGTTAAAACGGAATTTCAAATAAAATTACTAGGGCATATAATTACTGACGCCATCAATGCACATGCACACAATACTAAGAAGTTTTATTCTAAAGGAGAACTTAAATTTGGAGCTGAAACAGAAGGAAATCTTTAACAACAGCCCCTATTTATATAAAATGGCGTCAACTCGTCAAGTTTCATAAGATTTAATAAACTAAATTAACAGATGGCGAAGTTTACCGGCGCACTTTCAGGATCATTAGCATTCATCAAGGGAGGAGTTACTCAAACTCAATTAATCCCTGGTGCAAACGCCTTGAACCTCACTGGTTCCTTTAATATTACTGGTTCTCAACTGACATTTAACGGTAGAGATGTAATGTCTGAAATAGATAACCTATCAGCAGGAGCTAGTCCTGATGTAGGATCATTAAGGATACATTCTGCTTCTATGTTAGCCTATACTGCATCTAATAATGCAAGAGTAGATGCTTTAGAGAACGTTACAAGTAGTATTTCTACGTTAAATGCAGCAACTTCTTCATATTTCCTTAAAACTGATAGCGCTAATATCATATCATCATCTAATCAGATAGATGCATTAGGATATAACAGAGATGTCATATCAGGCTCTTTACAAATTACTAATCTCGGATTTAAAACTGATGTTATATCAGGATCACAGCAGATAATTGACTTAGGATTCGTTACTTCATCAGATATTGCTAATTATTCCGATTTAACTAATGTTCCAGGAGGTATAGTAAGTGCTTCAGCACAAATCGGTGCATTAGGATATATAACTGGGTCGACTTATAGTGATTTAGCTAACATACCAGGCGGTATAGTATCTGGTTCTTCTCAAATAACAACATTACTCTCTAATCAAACCGTAAACTTCGGTACTGGAGAGATAACAGCATCAGCTTTTTCGGGAGATGGTTCAAATCTTACCGGTATAAGCGTAGAAACTATTAGTTCTATTAGATCTGATTTTGATTCAACCGGATCTATTACGATACCTCATAGTTTTAACACTGAAAATATAAATGTAACAGTATATGATGGTAATGGATACCAATTTATACCTAGTTCAACTCAATTAATAGATAATAATACAGTAAAGCTAAACTTTGACGGTCCAACTTCTGGACACGCAGTTGTTTCTGTAGGTGGTCATATATTTTCTGGTTCTGTAGAGTATAATACTATATTAAACAGACCTACTAACCTTATATCTTCGTCTCAACAGATATCTGACTTAGGATTCGGTGGAGAAGGAGTAGTAGATGCAGGAACAGTATCATCTTCCTTACAAATAAGTAACTTAGGCTTTATTACCGGTAGTGTTTACTCTGATTTAATAGGTACTCCATCGGGAATAGTAAGTAGCTCTACTCAAATAAGCGATTTCGGGTATTTAACCTCAGCATCTGCTGCTTCAGCAGGGTTTGGTACAGGTGGATCGACTATTTCAGCAGGAACAGTATCTTCTTCTTTACAGATAAGTAATTTAGGCTTTATAACTAGTTCTACTCAAGCAGATGTAGCAGGATTAAACACATTTTCTGGGTCTATACAAGATCAAGTAGATGGTTTATTAGCAGCTACTTCATCTTATGCAGTAGGATCACATTCCGACATAACATCCCTTAATACTTTTACTGGTTCTATACAATCACAGGTAGACCATATTAATAGTGTTACTGGATCATACTTAACAGCATCACCAGCAGGTACTATTTCAGGATCTACACAGATATCTGACTTAGGCTATATGACTTCTGCTTCAGCCGCATCATTAGGCTTTGGTTCCGGTGGAGGAGAAGCAACACCAGCAGGTACTATATCATCATCTCTACAGATAACTAATTTAGGCTTTATTACCGGGTCAGAACAAGCAGATGTTTCCGGTTTAAACTCTAAAACAGGTTCTTATGCAGTTACTTCATCTAATTACTTTACTGATGCACAGTATTTCAGTGGAAGTTTAATACCTGAAGCATTATCAAGTGCAAATGGATTACATGATCTAGGTTCACTTAATAAACCTTGGAGAGACTTATATATTACAACAGGCTCTTTAAACTTTGTTAAGGATGGAGAGATATTCTCTACAGTAAGTGGTGAAAGAAACGCTATTAGAGTAGGAAACATATTAATTACTACTGCTTCTTTAGCAATAGTTAATAATGACGGTACGATAGTACAGAATATAGCACAAGCAACAGTATCTTCTTCAGGAGATGTTACAGCTACAGAACAAACTCTTGTACCTTCCAATACAGTATCATCATCTGCACAGATAGAAGGCTTAGGATTCATTACATCCTCAGAAGCTGTATCATATGATGGTAATAGAATTATATCTCAAGAAGACTTCCCAGATTTATTTAATACATTTAATCCTGGAACTAGTGGAAGTGTAACAGAATTCTTAAATGCAGTATTTTATCC